TCTCGCTTTTGGTGTGTTCGCATGGTTCACTACTCACACCAGGAATTGAAGTTGCTGGTTTCTCTAAATATCAACGCGGATAAGAGCTTCGATAGCCTCACTCGTCAACATCTTTGCAAGGGGGGGATGCTTGCTACAATGCTTCCCCTTCTTGTCAACATAGGTGTACTGGTTCAACCAGTCCTCAGCGCCACTAGCGACGCACCCGTATGCCTCCACCAGTTCATCGTAATTGATCTGGTAGACGTCCCTGATGTAATCGGAGAAAGAATCCACGTCGAGTGCCGGGGAATCCTTAACCAATGCCTTGATATTCTCAACTCCGCCCATCTCGTTCATCTTGGTCAGTCTGACATCAAAATGGGGTCGGTCGCTCATCCGTCCTGCTGTCTCCAATAGCAACTCCCGCACGCCGGGCACGAACCGGTGTTCATACGCCGCGGAATAATACTTCCCCGACATATACTCCCGATCGCCAACTTGCGTGTTCTGGTTCGCTCGCAAGTTGAGCTTTGCCAGTACGCGCCCGAACTGGGGTACGGGACGAGTTCTCACCTTGTCGGATACATAGCGTTTCCTATAGAAAGTGCCATGATGCCGAGAAGCAGCTTGCAGCGTTTTAGCGGCCATCCCCACAGCGGGAACGACCGTTTGAATCGCTTTTTCCATGTCTGCAATTTGCTCCTTAGGCATGATCCCAAGGAAATCGTCCCCCCCGTGTATGTGTGTGCTCTTTTGCACACCTGCCAGCTTCGCACTTGCCAGCAGGAGTACCGCTCCAACGTACGAGTTGCCTGACGTGGTGGTCGTTTCTCCCGACCACCTTTGTCCTTTGACAGTGGCTTCGATACCATATCGAGTCCACACTCTAACCTGCACGTTTTTCGCGAATTCTCGCACAAACCACACTGGGGCTCCCAACTTAGCATAGAACATCGCCTCTGGACGGCGAAATTCTGCACTCTGTGACCCGTCATTGTTGCTGAAATCGCTTTCCAACATCTCACCTGGAGCGGAATGGATAACATCTCCCAGTTCTTCGCCTGACTTCCCGCACGCAAACACGATAACGTTGTCCGTGTTCAGGGGATTGGCATGACTGAGTGTCATCTTCATTCGACGTTGCAACTCCATTACAACGCAGCCTGTCAGGAGATTGTACATGTCTGTACCCTGATAGACAACCCGTGGCTGGGCTCCATGGTCTTTGAGAAGCGCTTCTTGCTTCGCAAACACGTGCTTCGTGTCTCCCTGGTAACTCCACTCGTGGCTGTGGAATGCCTTGGTCAACTTTTCCGCTTTAGTTGGTGAACATGTACTCAGATACTTGTTCACCAGCTCATTGTCAACACGAATAATATCGTGCTGGGCCACTTTATCCATGATCGCCCCATGGCCGATCATGAAATGTTCCATGTCCGGCTTACCCGGGGCATGGTCGCAACGTTTGGCCATTGCGTGGACAGTTGCACCAGCTGTATTGCTTGGTACAGTTACCGGGACTCCGGCCAACAATGGTCCCTTGACAACGCCCAAAGTAGATGGGCCATCGTCCTTGATCTTGATCACGTTGGCGCTCGCGCTAATGTTTGCGAAGGCAATTTCGGAATCATACTGGGTGTGGCCATTGTGCTCAACACCATCTGGTTTAACAGACTTTCTAGCTTCCTTTGTTTGTGCAACTTTTTGCACAAACGCCTTCCTGGTTTTGGTAATGACGGGTCTCATTGACCCGAATTGAAGTTTATTCATTTCTTGGTTGTTTGTTTGTTTGACTCTAGTTG